GGGTGGGGGTGGGGGTGGGGTGCCCCTACCATTTCCGGCTGGTTTTGAGTGGTTTAGGCATTGTTTTGGTCTTTGGGGCGTCTTTGTTGCCTTTTGACTGATTGCATCGCCTGCATATGACAACCAGGTTGTCTACGTGGTCTCGCCCGCCCATTGCGAAGGGGATTATGTGATCGGGTTCTGCACTGTCGGGCTGTAGCCCTTGGGTGTAGTTGAGTATGGTGTTGCAGTGCGGACAGTTCGTGTGACCGTTGCGCTGCGCTCTTGCTAAGGCTTGAGAGCGCACACGTTTCCATGTTGCTGTGCCCGTGCGTGAGGTAGCCATGAGAACAGCCCTCCACGTCTGCTAGCGGCTAGTCTTCGTCCCAGCCTGCGTCTTGGTGTTCTGCCCAGTCGGCGTGTTCGAACTCGCGCTCTAGCGTGTCTGTTCGGGCTTCCGCTGCACGGGCTTCAAGGTATTCGCATAGGGCCCGGTAGAGACGCATGCTGCTCCTAAGTTTGGGTTATGCGCGGACCTAGCCGTCACTTACCGTGCGCTCCTGGTTTGTGTGGCGTCGATGAGTTTCTTGGTGCCGCGTACCCAGTGGCCGCAGGTGCATTGGTACATGCGGTAGCGCTGCACGTTGGCGTATGAGGTACCTGCGCGGAACTTACTGAGGTCTTTGTTGCCGCAGACTGGGCATCCCCATTCCTCGCCTGTGAACATGCTGAGGTGTGGGTGGTTGGGGATCCATGCGCGTAACCGGTCGTAGAGTTTCTCGGTTAGTACAACGTCTTGGATGTTGTACTTGCGCATGCGGTCCCAGGCTTTGTCGTCACCGGCCATGCATTTGACCCAGAGTTCGTGACCGATGTGGCTTGTCTTTTTGCCGAGGCCGAGTTGCTGTGCGACGTGGTCGAGTTTCCCTGACGAGAACTTGAATTGCTTACGGACAGTGAGTAGCAGGTCAACGTTCTTGTATGGTGCGGGCGGGTTGAGGCCAGCGAGGATGAATTCGCGGTTGAGGTGTTTCATGTCGAACCCGGCACTGTTGTAACCGACGATGAGGTCAGCTTCGGACACGAGCGCGTGTATGGCCCGGATCATCTCGGTGTGGCCGTTGTGGTGGTCTGAGTAGAACAGGACTTCTTTGTTGCCGTACCATTTCGCTGCAACGCTGATGACCTTGGCGGTGTCCTGTAGCTGGGACAGTGACACGTTCTGGTTGAACAGTGACCAGACGTGCGCGAGGTTGGGGGAGTTCTCAATGTCGAGGGTGAGGATGCGTACCTGCTGAACGGCGGCGGGTGCGATCTTCGGTGCGAGTTTCTTCGCGAGGGCACCCATTTAGAGCCACCCGCATGAGCAGTCAGCTTTGCGGTGCCGGCGTATGGTGTGCTCACTGAGTGGTACGCCTGCGTCGGTGAGGGTGCGTGCGACGTTGATGTGTGGGGTGTTGGAGTTGAGCAGTGTTTGGAGTGCTTCACGGTCGGCGTGGTCGCCTTGGTTCATGACTCGGCTGATTATGCAGCCTTTGGTTCTGCTCATGGTTTCTCCCGGTGCTCATTTGGGTGTTGAAAGGGTGCCCGTTCTGTTGTGCTTCCGCTGAACTGGGGCGATAAGATGCGGTGATTCGCCGCGCTTGAGCCAAGGTCTTATGGAGTTGGCATTTGGGCGGGACGTGTGTTCCTGCATGGAGTAGGCGCGTAGCGTCGCCTCGTTCTTAGATCACCAGTGGCTCAGTTCTCTGCCGCTGCCAATGTTCCCATTGGACTTATTGCGACTTCACCTGCCTTGCTGTTTGGCTGCACGTTTAGGAAACTTGCCCTAGTACCAACCAGTGACCTCCATACAGGTCCGTGGGCTGCCAGCACTCGAATCTGGTGCACTCCTACCGCATAGCCGAGGCCTGCGGGATTAGTCAGCCCTGCCGAAGCTCATGTTCTTCGGCCTATTAAGTTGTCCCGTTCCTGGTTGCAGGGTTTCGGGGTGTTGCCGTACGTGGACTTTCGCAAATGTGTGCGTACGGTGACATTGCGTCGTAACCCATCGACGCGGGAGACAGACACCATCCTTTCGAACGTGCTTGACCTGTCTAGGTTTAACCTGCGGGGCGGCGTCATGGCACCACATCCGATGAGCGGCGGGAAAGGTACTAGCCGCCCCACAGGAACTTAATTATTGTGTCCGTCATCAGTGACATGCTCGAACAGGCGGTGGGTTTCGTCCACGATGAGGCCGCATAGGGGCTCTAGTTTGGCTTCGTGGATCAACCAATGATGCCTACAGAAGTAGAGTTCGTCGCCTTGCCTTGCCCGTTGTTGTTCGGGGGTGAGGTCGAGGACCGCGAGGACGTATGCTTGCCCGCCGCATTTGTCGCACCTGTTGGTGCAGTCGAGCATGTTGGTGAAGACCCGCTTGTCTGATGCAATGTCCATGCTGTCCACCCGTTCGCAGGCAAAGGAAAAGGCCCCGATTGCTCGGAGCCTTTTAATCCACTATCAGAAGACTACAGGACAAAACTACCTTTGTCTACCCCATACGCTTGTTATTCTTTGGTGGTTTGGTTGGCATGCTTATAGCGGTCGTCGTAGTCCGGGTGTTCCTCCATGAATGTCAGGAGGGCGAGGGCGTGGAAGGCGACTGCTGCCATGTGTGGGGATCCGGTTTCTTCGTCAGTGTCCTCGCCTGACCAGAATGCGTTTGCATGGCGTTGGAGGGCGGCGAAGGATTTTGACCATTCGTAGCCTTTCCGCCAATTGTGCGCGGCGTATTTGCGTGCTCCTACGCCGTAGTGGCGGGCGATAATTGCGAGTGCTTCTACAGGGATGAGGTCGAAGCGCTCATCTTTGGTACCTTTCTCGCCGCCCGTACTGGAAACTGATCGGACCTCGGTCATGCTGCCACCTCGTCACTTTCGGTTGCTTCTGCGTCGTTGATCCACTCCGTGTAGAGCTTCACCGGGATGCCAAGGGCGTGTGCTAGTGCTACTTCGGCTGCCGCGCCTTTGGACTTCTCCCAGCCGAATAGCAGGGCGATGCCTTCTGCGTTGTCGCAGATCCAGGCGAGGTCTTGCTTGAGTGCTTCCCGCAATGAGTAGCCGTGGTCGGTGAGTGCTTCGTTGCCAGTCATTTTGCTGACATCGAACCCGTTTGCGATGTCGTTCTCTGCTGGGTTGAAGATTTCGTGCCCGATGAGTCGGAGGCGAAAGGATGCGTCTGCGAAGGCGGGTGCATTGAAATATTTGATGCCTGACATGGGTCCAGCTACATAGAGGCGCATCTTAGAATTCCTTCCCGCCGTGTTTGCGCCCACGGGTGGCGTTGTAGGCCAGCTTCTCGGTGATCATCGCTTCGAGGTCGATGTCGTTGGCGCCGCAGAAATCGAGGACTCGGATAACAACATCCGCCATTTCGGAGGGCACGCCTTCGGGCTTGGTGGGCTTCGAAACGTTGTAGTAGGTGTGATTCACTGGCTGCCCTGCCCGAAGTTCTTCGAGCGCTTCTGATAGCTCGGAGTGCATGAGGGCGATGCGTTCGGCGTTGAGGGATAGAACGGCGCGGGGCTCGGTAGGTTCGTTGTCGTGGAATCCTTTGTCTGCGGATTGTTTGTAGGCGAGTGCCTGGAGTTCGCGGATGCTCATGCTGTTCTGCCTTCGAGTGGTTGTTTGAGTGTGGCTTGGTAGAGGTTGAGTACGTGGTCGAGGCGGTAGGCGGGTGGGATGGGTTGGCCTTGTTCGTTGGTTGCGGGGTTTGCGCGTTCGAGTTTGGGTGGGTTGTCGTTGCGTGCGGTGCCCCATTTGCGGATCCGGTCTGCGCTGATTTCGATGCCGTATTCGGGGGTGGAGAGTTTGCGGCTGAGGTCGGCGGGTGTGCCTACGTAGTTGCCGAAGATGGTTTTCGCGAATGACCGCCACGCGAGTACTTCGTAGGTGGTCCCGCATGTTTCGCAACGCGCTTCGGGTTGACCTTTGACGGCGTACAAGTCGGTTTCGCATTCGGCGCACCGACCTGCGAATACGCGGGGTTCTTGTTTGTCGCGTGCTTGGTCGAGGCCGTTGGTGTGTGTGGTGAGTGCTTGGTGGAAGTCGGTTGCCCAGTGCTGCTGAATGATCCAGGGTGCGCGGGTGAACAAGTAGTTGGTGAGGCTGTGTGGGTCGCGACCGGTCAAGGGGATGTCGGTTTCGAGTGCGACCCGGAGCGCCCGATCCATGAGCATGCGATGGGCGGCAACCTTTTTGTCGATGAGGTCGAGGTTGACGGGTATCGGTGCGTGCTCCCTGCTACCCCCACCCATCCTCGGGCCGTACGTGGCGGTCATGCTCCCGCGTCCGATGTTCACGTTCGCCATAACCTGATCCAAAGTTGTGAGCGCCTTCTCCAACTCGGGCTGCGTGACTGTCACTTGCCCGCCTCGCGTTCTGCCTTGACAACCTCGAACAAGGCATTGCGTAGGGCCTTCTGGATCATCCGTGAATCCTTACCATCGTTCTTTCCCCATGCGAAGAACAGGGCGGCGGACCCAAGCCTAAGGCCGCGAACTTTGCCGCCAGCGAGGATCACTGATGCAAAGGCTCCACGCATGCCGAGGTCGCCAGAAGTCCACAAGCGCATCTCTGAGTCTCCGATAGCTTCGGGCAGTGAGACAGGCTTAAGCCTCTTCCATCGTCCTTCGAACCACTTCTCAACTAAAAGCCAAGCGCCAAAGACGGCGCCGGCAGCCACCGCTACTGCGGCGGCGATGATCGGGAGTGCGAGTACGCCCCACCAAAATTCAGTCATGTCATTCGCTCCTGGTTGTGTGTTGGCAGTGGCATCTCTGCGCGTGTTGGTTGGGGTAGATGGTTGCTGTGCACCGGTCCTGGCCGTGGTAGTGACGGCACGACTGGCATTGGGGCTTCACTCATCGTCCTCGAAAACGTATGCGGGGATCGGCTTCTCAACTACGGGCCGGAAGACGTACCAAACCTCGTCATCTTCAACACCGTCCTGCCAGTCGTACTTGGACTCAAAGCCGTAGTCATCGCCGTTGTGATCGAAGTCAGCTTCTCCGTGCTTACCACCGCCCTGCCAGTATGCGAATCCGAATAGCTTGCCGTCTTTGTTTCGGATGATGCGCATGAGGGTCGAGCCTTGGTAGAGGTCGCCGTCAGTGTGCCACCAGTCGTCGGTGCCGTTCTTGACGTACTTGTAACCGGCTGAGACGAATACCTCCTTTAGCTTCCGAAGCTCAGCGCTGTAGTCGTCAAGGACATTCCCCCAACAGACGGAACTTCCGAGTTCGTCGCGGAATGCGATCAGTTCAGGTCGCTCAACTATCCAAGGCTGATCGCTCACTTTGCGCTCTCTTTCGTTTGGAGGATTTGGTGGAGTTGTTGGGGTGGGAGGTTGGCGAGCTTCCGGGCCAGAATCGGGGGCAGTGTGGTGAGCGGATCAGAGGCGGTCATTGAACTTCCCTTGCGTAGAACGGGATATCTTCTGATTGGCAAGGCCCCCAGCTTGGGTCAGTGAGAATGTCCCAAAGGCCATCAGTCCGCTTGCGCCACTTGTTGCCGTGGTGAGATTCCAATGTGGCGCCGACAGGAAGTGCATTGAACTTGCTCATATCCCGTTCTCCTGGTCTTTTGCGATGGTGTGTGCGGTGAGTTTGAGTTCCCTGACCAACGACCACTGCGATCCTTCGTCAAGGCCGTCGATCAGCTCAAACAAATGGGTGAGGTTATGATGCTCCGGATGTGTTGGCATTGTGCCGGCTCCTGTACGGGGTCCGGGATGCTCAACTACCGGGCCGATACGTACAATTCTACCAAGGAATACCCGCACGTGGTAGGCATTTCGAGGTAGTTCGGTAAGCAAAAAAATAGGATCACACGGGTCTTTTGCCGGTCAACAGGAAAGCCAGATCGTTGAGGGTCATGGTCACGTATTGGTCGCCGGCTGATCCTTTGCCGCGGCGTTTATGGACCACCACACCAGCAAACGCGTCGTCGTTCAGGCGTTCCGTTTCGGCCTCAGCAACCCACCCGCCAAGGTTAAGTTTCGCAACGTCCTTGCACTCGATAGCGACCCGTTTGCCGTGCGCCCTGACCCCACCAATGTCACCCTTATCGGAACTGCCGGTCTTCACGCGCCGGTCAATCACATCCGACACATGCACCGCCAAATAGTCAGCCACCAAACGCTCAAACCTGCTACCAGCAGCCTTCGCACTGCTGCGTGACCGGCTCAAGACGCAACCCCATGCCGATAATCCCCAGGCTCATGCGACATGCTATTCACCGAAGCGAAATGCGGGCGCCAAGCCAAGCGGATCTTACCCGTCTCACCATGCCGGTTCTTCTCAATAATCATCTCAATCTCGCCTTCCATTTCCTCGTCATCCCGGTGCAGAAGGATGATGTTGTCCGCGTGAGCTTCAATGCCGCCCGACTCGCGAAGATCAGCCATCGTCGGGCGGGGGTCTGCCCGTTGCGTCGATCCACGGTTCACCTGCGCCAGGGCAAGCACATGACAGTCAAACTCTTTTGCAAGGTGCTTGCAGTCTTCCGCGATGCGCGACACTTGCCGTTCGCGGGTGTCACGCTGATCAGCCGGCGCACATAGTTGAAGGTAGTCGATGATGACCAAAGGGACGGGCCCGCGACGCTTCCACGTCCTCACTGACGCCCTGATCTGGGCCATGGTGATGCGTGATGCTTCTTCGATGTAAACAGGCCATTCAGCAGCTTTCGTGCGATGCCTTGCAAGTTTCTGCCAGTCAGTCTCGCTCAACGAGTGCGAGTTGATGCGGTGCAAGTCGATGCCCTCAGCCGCGGCGGCCATGCGCCCAACAACTTCGTGTTCTTTCATCTCAAGGGAGAAGAAGCCAGCCCCGTACTTTGACGCAGCCACGGCGGCGCAGCCAGCAACGAGGGATTTACCCACCGCGGGCCGAGCGCCAAGGATGGTGAGCTGCCCAGGATGCCAGCCGCCGTTGAACTTATGGTCCAGTTCGTGCCAGCCGGTCGGGTAGGACTTGCCTCGGGGCGCTGACCACAAATCCATGGCGTCATCCAACGCGGCGGCATAGGTGCGGATCTTCACGCCGGATGCCGCATTCACTGACTCGTCAAGGATGGCCCTTGCATCGTCCAGGACTTGCTCTGTCTGGTCCCACCCGGCTTCGAGCGCCATCTGCTTGAGCCTGCGCCCGACCCCACCAAGCCGGCGCAGCCTTGCGAGGCCGGTCACGATGGATGCGTAGTGCGGTGCCGCGGACCCGACTGGCGCAACATTTATGCACTCATACAGGTAGGTGAGGTCCATACCGCTGATGGGGTTAGTGATGAGTTTCTGCGCCAACGCAATCGGCGTTACAGGCTTGCCGGCGCGGGCTTCTTCCACGATGATCAGCCACAGTTGCTCGTGGATTGGGGCGAAGAAGTCTTCGGGTTCGATGGTGAGGTCATCGAGGATACGTTGGTCCAGCATTACCGCGCCGATGATTGCCCGTTCTGCGTCCTGGTCTTCCCTGACTTTATCGCTCATGCTGCCAGCTTCCTTTTAGCTTCTTCGAGGCGTTCCTGCTGGTGCGCGGCTCGCTGTTCCTTCTTCCACGCGATTTCGCCGGCAACATCTAAACCTTCGGGGGGTGTCCCTGGCGTCCAAACGTCTCGGCCTAGGATCGCTTCGACGTTGATTTCACCGGTTGGGGTTACGGGTCCGGTTTTGTTCTTGTCCCAGTCCTCCAAGGCGGCGAGGCGGAGTTGGTCGTATTTGTCGCGGAACGTTGGCATGGACAGAATGTTCTTCCGCCAGAAGGTGTTGGCTTGTGACCAGCGGATGAGGTTGGCGGCTTTGTCTGGTTCTCGGTTGTCGAGGTCGATCATGCGTCGTGCTGCGTCGGTCCAGGTTCTTCCGATGGTGGGGCGTAGTGAGCCGTTTGCTTCGATGGTGTCGGCTAGTAGTTCGCAGAGCATTTTTACGTCTTCACGGATTTCCACCGAAGAAGCTTTAGCTTCTTTATTAGGGGTCGGGTCGGGTCGGGTCGGGTCGGGGTTACGAACGTTTTCCGAACTGTTCGTGTCCGTTCGCCCGAACATGCCTTGCTCTTCGCCTTGTTCTAGGGGTTTTTTCTGTTTACGTCGGGCCCGCAACTCCTTCATGCGCTCCCTACTTGCGGCCCGCTCAGCGTCTACGTCCTTCTTGCTTGGCTGGTACTCGTGCCAGTTGCAGAACGTATATCCGCCTTGCGTACGCTCCCAAAGACCAACCTCGACCAGCGCGACGGGCGCTGCGGGAGGTCCGCCGAACTCTGAAATCATGTAATCGGGGACGTGTCCGTCAGTGAGTTGGTCGGCAGCCCATGACCCTGCGACTGTCCACAAACCCACAGCGGCGAACCTAACTCGCTTGGGGATTCTCAGTAGTTTCCTGGATGAGTGGAATCCGTCATCGACTTTGAACCAAGCCATCTAGCTTCCTGCCTTTTTGCGTTGTTCGCGTTGTTCTCGCATGGTTTGTTTCCGGGCCCGGTCGGCTTGCTTGCGTGACTGCCGGCGCTCCCGATCAGAGGCGGCAGTCACGCTCGTACTTCCAGGATGTTCTTGTGAGGCATCCGGTAGTCTCCGAAGTCCCCGTTGACGGTAACGGTGGTGGCGTTGACCCTGATGACGCGGTGCCATCCGTAGATTGTCCGTATAGCGCGGGCCGTTTTGAGTTCTTCATGCGTGAACGGGACAGGCTTGTTGCGTTCGGCGTAGAGTGCGGCGTTACGTTCTGCCTCAGCGTCCCTAGCTGCCTTCGCTTCGGCTAACGATTGGTCGATGCTGCGTTCTGTTGCTGCTGCACGTGCCCGGTAGGCGCTGCGGGTATCACGCTTCATGCTGCCTGCTTTCGTTGGTTGTGTTCGTGGATTTCGGCAGCGGCGGCGAGGAGTCCTTGTGGTCCGCCGTAGCGTGGTTCGGGGAGTTGTTCGCGGCGGTTGCTGAATGGTTGTTCGATGAGGCGTGTGGTGCGGTTTTGGGTTTCGATGATGCGTTGTTCGATGCGCTGGTTTTCGCGTTGGATTTTGCGGGCTAGGCGTTCGGCTTCACGTGCGCGGTCGAGTTCGGCTTGGAGGCGTTGTTTGCGTTCGAGGGCTTCTTGGATGGTGTTGCCGCGGTAGGTGTAGCCGGCCATCAGTTGGTTCCTTTCGTGTAGGGGCGGCAGTCGGGGCAGTGGGTGGGTTTGTGTTTGTCGTGGTTTGGTCGTAGGATGCCGCAGCGTCCGCAGGTGTATGTGCGTGGTGGTTGGGTTGGGTATGGTTTGGATCTGGCGAGGATGCTCATTTGGTGTCCCAGGTTCGGCGGAATTCGGGTGTGGTGACGTTGCAGGGGGAGTGCACGCATGTGTCCCAGGTGTTGGCGTGGTGGTTGCGTTCGTGCCATTTGCGGATTTTGGCTACGTTGTCGGCCATTGTGTTTTTGAGGCTCATGCGTTCACTCCTTTGGCTTGTTGGTGTGCGAGATAACGACCATTTGAGGTTTACGCAGGAATGGTCGTTATCTCGCACATGGGGTTTGGTTAGAACGCCGGCTCGTTGGCGGGTCCGTTTCCCCAACCGCCCGCGTCTTGTGTTGCGGGTGCGGCCCAGGGGTCTTGCTGTGGGGCCTGCTGTGTGCGTGCGGGCTGCTGCTGGTTGCCGCCGCCGTTCCCTGACCGTTGGGTGCGGTTGACCTTCGCGTTGGCGTACTTGAGTGAGGGGCCGATGTCGTCAACTTCGAACTCGATGACGGTTCGCTTTTCGCCCTCCTTCGTTTCGTACGAGCGGGACTTGAGGCGACCCTGGGCTATGACGCCCATGCCCTTAGTCAGTGATTCGGCTACGTTCTCCGCAGCTTCACGCCACACGGACGAGCGGAGGAACAGGGTTTCGCCGTCCTTCCATTCGTTGCTTTGCTTGTCGAACGTGCGCGGGGTCGATGCGATGGTGAAGTTGGTGACCGCTGACCCTGACGGGGTGAATCGGAGTTCGGGATCGTTGGTGAGGTTGCCGGTAACAGTGAGGGTGGTTTCGTTCGCCATGATTTAGGCTGCTTCCTGGTTGTTGTTGTAAATTTCATTGCGCTTGGCTTCTACCGCAACCGCAGCTTCTTCGAGTGTTGAGAAGTAGCCAGCGGATATGACCCTGCCGTAGTGCCAGACTCTTGCTTGCCACTTTTTTGAGCGCCGGTTCCAAGTCACTCCTCGAACGCCTGATGTGCTGTTTGACTGCGCACCCTTACGGTTTTCGGTGTTCTTCTTGTGACTTACCGCCCTGAGGTGGTCAGGCCGAACGCATGGCCGGTTGTGGCATATGTGGTCAATTTCCATACCAGGAGGGATGTCTCCATTGGCCAGCCGGTAGGAGAACCTGTGCGCTAGGTTGCCGTTGGACTGAGTGCTGAACATCCCGTAACCATCAGTTTTAGTTCCTGCGGTCCAAGTCCAGCACTCACCTGACTTGTCAACCTTTTCCCAAAAACGCTGTTCCTCGGTCTTGCGATGCACTAGGCAGCCTTTCGGTGGTTGGTTTGTTCGGTGTCGCTGGTCCAGTGGTAGAAGCCGAACCGACACTCATAGAAAAATGCGGCTGGGTCGCCGCCGTTGCGTGCCCAGACTTTGGCGTGGAGTAGGCGGGCCGCGGGAAGGTTAGAAGACTTCACTTTCCCGCAGGAGCATTTGTTACTGTTCGGCTGGTTGGGCATGGGACTTGATCTTGTTGAGCATGTCCGGGCCTTCCCCTGCTTGTTGCGCGGCCATGTATACGGCTTTGACGTTCTCAAGGTCGCCGGCTGCTAGTGCCGCTTCAGCAAGCCAGTCACGCTTGTGCGCTGGTGCTGCGAGGGGCTGCACGGTGAACACCGCGGAACGGCCCTTCTTGACCAGCAGCGGAACCTTCAACGGCTTATCGAGGCCGGTCATGTGGCTGATGCGTGTTCCGCCTACAGCCTCGTTACCGAACTGCACTGACGGGTCACAGAACAATGTCACGCTCTGTCCTATGTACGCTGCTGCTTTAGTGCCCCAGGCTGCGGCGATGACCCTTCGCATGGACTTGCCGGGGCGCCATACGCGGGGGAACCCTGCGAGGTGGAAGTTGAATGGCTGTTCGTTGTTGTGTTTGCTGACGTTCTCGATGGTGAACGTGCGCGGTCCTGCAACAAGATCTATCGCGTCGAGCTGGTCACTCTTTGGTGCCAAGCTCTCGGTCATATCAAGGTCCATTAGAATCCAATCTCAATTTCTGGGTAGTGGTCGATGCGTTTTGTGTTGGGCTTGCCTGCTGTTTGGATTCGGTAGTTGCCGATCATGATTTGGGCGGTGTCTTCGAAGGTGTTGGCGGCTTCGAGGATGGCTTGTTGCCACTTTGGGTCGGGCAGAACCCGCTTGACGTAGAGGGGCATTCCGCCGCAATAGCTCACGTAGTCGCACCATTGACGACCGGAAACCAGTAGCCCGCATTGGATTTGGGCCATGTTCTCTAAAGGCACTTCGTCGGCCAGGATCGTTGTGAGGTGTTTCTTCTGGCGGCGCGACTTGATTTCGATCAACCCGTCTTCGCCTACCAATCCATCGGGCGAGTACCCAATCCGGTATGTTCCGAACTGGCGGGTCATGAACCCGATTTCATGGGCTGGTGCGTAGTGCTCGGAGTAGATGTCACGGGCGTAGGGTTCATCGAGTGTGCCGCGTTCCATGTCGGCTGATACGTAGATGGGCTCGACATGGCCTGTGATGCGTTCGGCCACTAGTGATGCGGTGAGTGCGCGGGAGCAGTCGTTTGCTGCGACCTTGACTGTTTTCGGGGTGATGAATTGCCCGACAACTGAGGCTGTGATTATTCCGCAGCGTGCTTGCAGCCATTCGTCTGTGCCTTGTACGAGGTTGTCGAATACTTGCAGGTCGCCGGGTTGTTGTTGGTCTTGGTCGGTGATCGTTGCGCTCATTCGGTGTCCTCGGTCCCTAGCTCGGTTGTGATTGCGTCGTCTTGTTTGCAGCAGCAGTCGGGGCCGCAAGTGGCTTCGAGCAGTGTTTTGCGTTTCTTAGCCCGCTCGTCGGCTGTCATGCGACGTCTCCGAAGATCATTTCTTCGAGGTTGGGTGCGATGCGGCGGACCCTCTGGCGTGCGAGGTGCGCGTCTGCTACGTCGGGGATGTGGTTGAGCAAGGCTTGTTTGGAGGGGTTGAAGATGGATTGTGGTTTGTAGACGTTGTTCGCGGGGATGGGCATGTGAGTCATGGCTGGTTCCTTAGCGGGTGATAGGGGCGAGGATGTGGAAGAAATAGCTCATTGGTTCGATGCGGTGACATCCGGGACATTGGTTGAGGTGGTTGCTTTGGATGCGCTCAACGAACTTGGGGCAGGCTGCGTAAGCTTCGGACCAGCCCGTGCATATGCAATATCCGCGTATGTAATGTGATGCGGGTTCGTCTTGGTGAGCATCGCGGTAAGTCGCGTGCTGGGTGTGTTCGCAGGCTTGTTCTTCGAATTCGCCTACGAGTAGTTCGAGGCTGATTTCGGTTCCTGCTTGGACGGTCATTGGATGCTCCCGAGTGCTGCGGCGATGGGGAGTGTGCTGAGTGGTAGTACGACGAGGATGAGAACACCTAGTGCGGTTTCTTTGAGGGATTCGAGTGCGTCACGGTTCCAACGGATCGGTTCACGGCTCATTGTTGTGCCGCCATCCTGGTTGCTTCCGCGAACGCTTCGGGCTGGGATGTGTGGTGGCTGATCGTGATGTCATCTGCGTGTCGGACGCTCGCCCACCAGAGGCCCATGTCTTTTACGACGGATGGCTTGTCAGGGTTGGTGCGGAGTGAGTGGATTTTCATTGGCTGTCTCCTGTCTTGCAGACGATGGCGCCGGATAGGTCGATGGCTGGTTTCCGGTAGGGGTTGTCGGCTTTGTTTGGGCGGCTCGGCAGATCGGCGCATGCGTCCCAGCCCGTCGCGAGCAGTTCGCGTCGGCCGGCGTCAAGCTTGTCTGCCATGCCCATAAGTTGTTGGGCCAGCTTCCGGTTAGATGCTTTGAGCTGGTCGTTCTCGGCTTGAAGTTCAGCGCTCATTGGTTCTCTCCTTTGCGCCTGGAATCTGCGTCGTCTTCGTACTTGGTTTGTTGTTGGGCTTGGGTTTCTTCGCGTCCCGCGTAGTACGACCAGTCACGCGGCTCTCGGTACTGGCGGCTCATCAGAGGCCCCACCCGCCGGCTAGGTATGCTCATTGTTTTTCCGTCCTGTATTCGCTGACGATTTGGGTGATGTTCATGAGGATCGCGACGGGTGTTGATTGGCCGCGCATGAACACGTCTACTTGTTGTCCGATGTTTGCCATCGCTTGTTCAGCGGTCATTGTGTGGGCCTGTCGTAGGCGGGGTCGCGGTGTTTGCCGAATCCTGGTGGGACTGAGCCGGTTGTGATGTAGGTGGCGAACTCGTTGGCGAACCTGTCGAGTTTGAAAACCTCGGAGTGAGTTCCGAATACGTGCCCGGTTTTGAAGTACTCCCGCATGATGGTCGCGTTCGTGACGATGCTCATGCTGCGACCGCCGTGACTGTGGTGACCGGGCCGTGTTCAGTGATGCCGACGTTGCCCTTGTTGTGAACACGGGCAGCTGCTTCTTGTTGGAGGTCAACCAGGATGGACGGGTTGCGGCGGATGTCTGATGTGAAAACGGAGAACGTGTGCTTGCTCATGTCATTTCCTTTTCGGGATTCGGGGTGCTTTGCGGGGCGGTTCGGGTGGTGCTGGTTGTTTGTGGTACATCGCTTTGATGGTTTGGATGTCTTCGGCTGAGAAGCGGATTTCGGAGCCGATCACGTGATGCGGCCAGTTGTCGCGTTTTTTGAGCCGGTAGATCGTGGACCGTGAAACTTTGAGGATCGCGGCGAGTTCTTCGAGGGTGTAGAGCATGTCGGTCATGCCGCCCCACGTTGTCGATCCGCGTCGTTGTGGGTGAACAGCCGATTTCGAAGCTCTACGACCGCGGCCTCAGCCTCAGCCACGGTTGAGTAGTAGCCGGCTGAATGCTGCCTTCCGTGATGAGTTACGGTTGCCCGCCATTTCTGGTCGCGTGGAAACCAGGAGACTCCTAAAACGCCAGACTTGGTGTTGCTATTAGCGGCGTCACGGTTTTCCAGGTTCTCTTTGTTCGTGACAGGCCGGAGGTGGCTGGGTTTGACACATGCCGGGTTGTGGCAGGTGTGATCTATGTGGAAACCCTCCGGAATTGGCCCCACCGCCAACTCGTAGGCAACTCGATGGGCGAGGCTTGCTCGATGGGATCCGTCCACCCGGATCATGAACTTGCCATATCCACTCACGTTTCGGTGGGCGGTCCAAAGCCAGCAGGTGTCAGTCTTGGCAACCTTTGACCAGAACCGTTCCTGAGGGGATTTCCTGCTCATGATTCATCTCCAATTCGTGGGTGGCTAAGCAGCTATCGGGAGACGCTGTTGTTGCATCTCCGGGTCTGGTCTCTTGATGGCAATCGGGTCCACGTTGAGGAAGTCCGCGATCTGGTAAAGGACCTCGTTGGTCATGTGTAGGTCTCCGCTGCATAGTCGCGTCACGTACTGGCGAGAAACTCCACGGGGGGCACGCGCTGTACGAATGTGGGCAGCTAACTCCGGCTGTGTGATCGGGCGACGAATGAGGTAACCCTTCGGGGTTTCTTCGGTTCGGAACAGCAGGGCTTTGAGTGTCTGCCCTACTCGCACATCCTCGGGGTCATAACTTTTGGGGGCCTCCCGAGTACCCCAGGTTACTTCGCTCATGTGAATATCTTGAAGTATCCGTGAGTATCTTGTCAACCCTGCGCGGAGTATCTCAAAGTATCCAGAGGCAGGAAACCGCGCCAATTAAAGGAAGCAGGCCCAAAACTAGAAGGTATATTCGACCCCGATTTGACCGCGAGAAACCAAGAAACTTCGCCTAAGCTACTCCGGGTACTTGTTGTGGATACCTCGCCTCTTTTGCGAATGTTCTGGGAGTGGAACCGAGTACTTGGATGAGCGAAAACGAGTACGTGCGGGTATCCACAATGAGCACATTCGGGTACTACCGAGTGTTGATTACCGTGATTAGTAGGGGGACATTGATTCGTATGAGCATCGTTTTAGAAACCGAGGGAGACATGGAGCAGGACAGGCAGTACGGCGAAGAAGCAATGTTGCGCCGGCTGGGCCAGCTCGCACGTCAGCGCCGCGAGGAACTTGGCCTTGGCAGGGTTCCTTTTGCGCAGCAGAACGGCATGGGATCAAGTGCGACTATGCGCGATTTTGAGTTCGGGAAGATCAGGCCAACAGCGATCACGTTGCGTCGTATCGAGAAGGGTCTTCATTGGAGTCCTGGGGTGATTGACGAGAAGCTTGAAGTTGCTGAGGCGGTCAAGGCTTCGGATGTGTCAATGGAGGATCTTGATTCGTTCGACTCCGCGCCGAAGGCCGGCTTGGATCGATACACGACTCCTGAGTTGTTGCGTGCTTTGGCCGAGCGTTTGGAGACTTTGCAGGCTGGTTTGGGTGGCGCTGTTTTGCCGAGGGATCTGGGCACTAAGGATCTGTATGGCATGGCTGCTAGCGGGCATATCCCGGAGCACCTTGAGGCCGAGTACATTGACTCGGCTGTTGAGGATCCTGACGCGAACTAGGTCACTTGTGGCTTAAACTGTCCGCCCCAGCCTTTACTCTTAATCCCAGTCGTTGGCACAGTGCTGGCATGGGGGTTGAGTATTGGGGGTTGCCGCGTGGCGATGGTTTATAGGGTTCGGATGCCTGATGGTGTGCCGTCTCGTACTGATGGTGTGGATATTTATGTTGATGATCGCCTGGATGATGTTGCGTTGCGGTGTGCGATTGAACATGAAGTCATCCATATTGAGCGCGGGCATTGTACGTTGCAGACTGAGGCTGTTGAGATGTCCGTCCGGTATGAGACTGCGAAACGGTTGCTTCCTTTGGACATGATTGTGGGGGTGTGCAAGGAGGGCAGGTCGTTGGCTCAGATCGCGCGTGAACTCAGGGTGACTAAGCAGGTTCTTATGGACCGTGCCGCAACTTTGACTGATGAGCAGTCGAAACTTGCGGGGTGCATGGACTGTCGTATGTGCCCTGTGATCCAGGCTAAGTACAGCAACCACCCGTCCACGTACCGGGCCCGTCAACTCATCGCTAACTAACCACTCCCGAAAAGAATTACCCTGCTCTACCTAGCCTCACATGGTAGAGCAGGGTATTCTTGTTATATGAGCGAACAAACCACCGCGCCAACAGAGCGCGACAAAATGATACGTACCTTGATCACAGACCTTGATGCCGCCCGAGCAGGCGGGATTGTCTATACCTATGGGCTGATCCAGCAGCGACTCCGCGCCATTCTGGACGCATCATGACCGCCACCGTCCCGTCCTTGTTGCAGCCCCTGAAAGACCGGCTCGCCGCTCAGTTGCCGGATGCCGCCCGGATGGACGCCTACTACTACGGTTTCCAGCGCACGGGGTTCCAGCCCGTGGACGCGATCCTGTCCGCCGTAGCGGTCGCTGGCAAGGGCTCGCACCACACGGAGTCTTGGGCGGGCACGGACTCAGCATGGTTCTACGGCGACCGGCCCGGACTGCCCGCCGCTGACGGCGCGGAGGACCTCATCCAGAAGACCGCCGACCTTGCCGCACGGAACATCACCACGGATCAGGCCAAGCTCATCGCAGCCATAGAAGCCGTGGTAGCGCTGCATGGGCGGGGCGCTGGACACAACCCTGAATGTGATTGCGGGATACCGGCAGGCGCCAATGCAAGGTGCCTCTGCGGTAAAGACTGGCCATGCCCTACGGTCGCCGCCCTCACCCAGGCGTTGGGTGGTGACACGGCATGAGCGCGGACTTCGCAGCGACGAAGGCGGTCAAGGCTCGGAAGTCGCACAAGTGTGAAGAGTGCTTCCGATGGATCACCCCCGGCGAGACGTACCACCGCACGGCCGGAAGCTGGGAAGGCGACTTTTTCACCATCAAGGCATGCGCTCACTGCAACGTCTTCCGGAAGCATATCGACGAGGTGGACGACAACTACCACGAGAGCTACTACGGCGGGGCTGGCGAGTGGGTGGCCAACGGTTACTGGTCCGCGATTGATCTTCCAGGCACAACGTGGATTGAACGCCTCGGCCTGTACCGGATGGCGCGGCAGTTCGCCTCCAAGTGGGGCCAGCGTGACGGGACGCTGGTACCGGTGCCTGCTGAACCTAAGGCGGTGGCTGCATGAGCCGGGAGGAAGCCGCCGCGAATATCCTCCGTGAGCATGCAACCGACATCCATGACTGTTGCGCTCAGGACGCCCTTGACGCCGCTGATGGCGTGATGTTCTCGGATGAGCGTGTCGCTTTGCTGACTATCGAGCTAGAACACTTCCGAACCTCAGAAGAACCGACACGCGTATTCGCTCACCGGATCATCGCATCATTACGGGAGGGGGCATGAGCGTGCCTGACGAAGCGGTAGAAGCGGCGGCGAAGGCTGCGTCTAAGGATGACGCTGAGCCTAACTGGTATCTCGAAACCGAGCGATTCCGTAACACATGGCGCATCCGTATGCGCGCCGCCCTTGAAGCTGCTGCCCCGATCCTCATGTCCGAAGCGTGGGACGAAGGCGTGAACGATGGCACGTGGAACGCCGAGCATCACTTCCAAATAGCGAATGGCACGCGCCAAGAAATCGAGAACCCTTACAGGAGTGCAGTATGAGCGCCCACCCGATCTACTTTGAGCAGATGAGCGATGGTGGCAAGTGGCCTGCGTGTGCGTGCGGCGAAGTGAAACTACTGACCGATTCCCGCCCTGACGAACGATGGATAGCCGACCACCTCGCATGGAAGACGGCGACAGCATGAGCGCACGTATCGAGCTGACAGCGATTGCACGGCGCGTCATCCTAAGCCCGCCAGATAAGGGCTTCATGACAGAGGCCATTGCGGATGCGATCTTGGCGGCAGGCTATGTCAAGGTAAGTGAGGCTGGCATAGAACGGGCGGCGAAGGCTACCTATGCGGAGGGTGCGTTCTGCGGGACTTGCGAGTTCGAAGGCTGGGACTCGTGCGCTGACTGCCGACGCTGCAACATGGACTACGCCCGTGCTGTTGTTGCGGCGTTGCGGGAGGGGGCATGAGCCGTGAACTTGGGCCGCAGGAGGATTGCGTGCAGTGCGGTGAGTCCAAAGCCGCCATAAAGGAATCACAACGTAGACGGGATCCTATCTATTGCGGCGCGGTGGACTACGACGGCGAGTGCATCTGGGAAGCTGACCGGCACCGGTTTATATGGACAACAAGAGACATCGCTGAGGAAGTGGCCGAGGCTGAGTACTGGGAACGGGCCGGGCAAGCACTCGACCGCATGGAGGTAGAAGCATGAGCGTGTCTGACGAAGCGGTAGAAGCCCTTGCCGCTGCTGCCCCGTTCATCGCCGCGCAAGCCTGGGACGAAGGGTGGGACGCTATGGCGGACTTTGGCCACCGGCAAGCAGGCCGATACCCCACCAACCCCTACAGGAGTGAAGGATGATCAGCAAGGAAGCATCGGAAGCGGCACACAACACGTACCGGGAAGTCCTCACTGACCTGCGTCTCACTGAGGGCGCCGGGTTCAAGGTCGCCTCTCAGGTTAGGCGGGCATTGGACGCCGCCATTGAAGCCGCTGCACCCCACCTAATGGCCCAAGCATGGGACGAAGGAAATATTGCGGGGATATTCGACCTGCCCAGCGAAGACCACGCAACCCCCAACCCCTACAGGAGCGGCACGTGACTGCCTTGGAATGGGCTTCTGGCAAGCTCATGGAAATCCTGGTCCGCGGTGTTTGCGGTTGCGCGAAGTGTAGGGGTAAAGGGTGAGCGCGTTTGCCGTGTTGTGGTGGGTGGTTGCTGCGTATCAGGTGGTGGAGGTTGCGCGTGCTGTTCGTGCGCTAATCCTAACTCCTGGAACAAGGGCGACGTTCGGTTGGCCGTTCCTCATCCTCGCCGCAGCAAACACCAGCCTCGGAACCCTCTACCTCACAGGAGCAATACGATGACCCTACTGGCGCTGTTCATAGTCTTGTTGGTCTGGGGCCATGTGGAGCAGAAAATCATCCGGCACGACGCTGACCAGATGATGCGACTCATCCAAGACTCACACGATAGGAGCGGCACGTGAACATCACCGAGTTTCTGGAAGCCAGGATCGCAGAGGACGAGGAACGGGCCCGCGACGTTCAGGAGTACGGGGACACTGGTGGCGTGTTTAGCCCCGCCCGTGTCCTTGTCGAGTGCGCGGCGAAACGGGAAGTGCTCAAGTGGGTCACCGACTTCACGGTGCTTGAAGCACTCGCCGCCGTCTACCGCGATCATCCAGACCACGATCCGAACTGGGCGCTTGCTGATTCGTAGCGTTACCAGCACCAATACGCAATGAGGGCCCAAGAAAGAGGCAAGCAAGCATGCAAGATGATGTTGTCGGGTATAGCGAGTTCGGGCAAACAGCGCATAAGAAGATGTGGGAGCAAGCCGATGCTTGGGAAAAAGGACCCAAGCCTGACGTTGATGAGCTAATGAGGGTAGTGAAGAAGGTGGCGATCATCGCGGAAGAGAATGAGATTGCCGGCGATCCTGGCAAATCGCGGATGGCCTACAGCCTCAAGCTGGCGCTACTCCCCGTGATCCACCTGACTAGTAACAAGCGCGACTAGGGATAAGCAAGGGCCCTCGCTTCGGTGGGGGCCCTTGCGTTTGTGTTGACCGCGCGTTGACACGGTCAACAACCCCCTATCTGCTGTTGGCAGGGTCAACCAAGAATGGCATGGAATGACTTGCTCTGACACACAGGAATGCCAAAGAGTACCACGCGGCTTGGTAGAATCCGCGTGTTCTAGGGATTTCGAAAGGGGTTCAATTCCCCCCATCTCCACTGATTTAGCCCCGGATTTCCGGGGCTTTTTCTTTTGGCGTTGACATAAGCGGCGTTTCTGTTGACTCGAATGAGATAATAGGAGCATGGCAAGCATCCACAAACGCGGTCCCAAGAAGGACGGCACCTACTCATACCGGCTAATGTGGCGGGATCCAGACTACGGCCCGCGGCACGAAACGTTCCAGGATGAGGCGGATGCGAACCTGTGGAAGCGGCTGCTGGATGCTAACGGTCAGTCGCTCAGTATTGCTACGTCACTGCATAAAGAGGCTGAGCAGGCGGGTCCCACGATGCGGGAATTGTTTGAGGAACACTTCAAGCAGTTAACGGACGTTGGACCGTACCAGCTCAAACGGTACAGCCGCGACCTCGATAACCATTTCACCAGCCTGCTATCCCGTAAGGTTGCCGGGATCACCCGCCGTGACATCACCGCCTGGATTAACGAGATGAAAGCCAAGCCGGGTAGGTATGGTGCGCCGATGTCAGCTAAGACAATCGCCAACCAGCACGGCCTACTCTCCGCGGCGATGAACACAGCCCTTGTGTACGGTTACCGGACGGACAACCCATGCAAAGGTGTGAAGCTCCCCAAGTCCACGCACACCGAGGAACCCATCCGGTTCATCACCCGTGATGAGTGGGACGCAATCCTTGGCAACATGGATCCGCATTTCCTGCCGTTCTTCCAATTCCTTGTAGGGTCCGGGCTTAGGTTCGGTGAAGCAACGGCACTCAAGGCCGGGGACTTTGAGCTTGACGCTAAGGCTCCCTCAGTTAAGGTCACTAAGGCATGGAAGCAGGATGACGTTGGCGGGTACTACGTGGGCGCCCCTAAGACCAAGAAGTCCAGGCGCACAGTATCCCTCGCCCCATCCACTGTGACAGCCATACGTAAGGCTGTAGAGCGCGCGGGGGAGGGATACGTGTTCACCCTCAAGGAGGGCGGCGTTATGCGCTCTGGTTCAACGTTCAACCGGGCATGGCAGCCGGCGCTACTCAAGACGGGTTACACGCCTAGCACTAAGGCGCAACAGGGGAACATGCCCCGCATCCACGACATACGCCATACGCATGCTTCGTGGATGATCTTCGCTGGCATGGAGATATTCCAACTGTCACGCAGGCTAGGCCACGAAAGCATTACCACAACGATGGACCGGTATTCGGGACTCCTGCCCGATGCTCAGTTCGCCGCCATCGACATCGCAACCAAAGCCCTAGAGGGTTAGCCTTGCTTGGTGGAGGTTACTTTGACTGTTGAGGACGAATCGGGCGAGACAGGTTACGTGTCTGCTGTGGGTGCTGACTATGCGGACGCGTACACGAAAGCGCGGGCACTCATCCCAGACGGATGCCGCGCCATCGCAATCAGGGCCGAATAGGTAGGCTGGCAGCTTTTAATTGCCACGCATATTTGAGACACTGGAGTATGCAGCGACTTCGATTTGACGAGTGGGCCGAGGCTCCAGCTAATCATCCGGTATCCCCTGAGGTCTGCGCCTTCATTCAACCCACGGAGGATGGAGCGGATGTCGCGTGGATCGGGGACCAAATCGTTGGTGAGTTTCGCCCCGCACGCACAGACGATCTCCGCCCTGAAGCTGTACCGCTGATAGGGCAAACCAGGTTGTGGGAGTTCGTCGGCTACCAAGATGGAGGGCCATACGCCGGACAGGCCATGTGGATGCCGATTCCCTTTGTGCCCGGTATCGCATGGGTTCCGGATGAGGACATCCAGCGGAGCCCCGCCGAGGGGACTGACAAGCCAATAGACTGACGCGGTGCAGCCTATAACGCAAGAAAGGCCCCCACAATCCTGTGAAGGAAAGTGGGGGCTTCGTTGTGTCAGGCGGGTGTTTCTTTGGGGGTTACCTTGAGTCGCAGCAGGTAAGACCCCAACGATGTCAGTAACGACTTGCCGATGAGGATCCCGAACGTCACCCAGAACGCCTCCGTGGTGATGTCATGCTCAGTCAGCAGGCTTGTTAAGCCAGTGCCGATCAACACCAGGGCGTCAAGGATGATGCCCGTGTACAGTGTCCGCCACGCACGATTCAGCGCGTCAGACTTCACACTAACCGGGGCAGCATGATCACCCATCTACGCGCCAGCCTTGGGTGTGATCTTCGCAATGTCAGACTTGACCTGAGTGAAGTTGTCGTGGATCAGATCCTTGAGGGGCTTACCCTCAGGCATCGACTTGCCACCATTGAAAATAGCGTCGTATACAGCTACGAGCATGCGGTTCTGTTCGGGAGTCATTTCGTCCTCAGTTTCAGTTGATTCTGTGATGTCGCCGGCAGGTCCAACGGATGCCGAGCCAAGGTATGGGAGCGGGTTCACCCGCCCGTAGAAGCGGGCGTTCAAGTTGTACCCGTCAGGTAGAACCTCGAAGTGCAGGTGAGGTCCGGTGGATCCGCCAGTGTTGCCGGACAGGCCGATAGCGTCACCCTCGTTCACCCAAGAGTTCTTAGGGGCAATGTTCTTGGACAGGTGCCCGTA